GCCACTTCTCTGGGGCACGCGATTCGAGCCGGTAGCAAAGAAGATCTACGAGGAGGAGACTAAGTGCAAAATCTATGACGTCTCTTGCGTACAGCATCCTGTTCACTCTTTCCTAGGCGCATCTCCGGATGGTCTCATCGTCCCGCACGACGAGAATGATGTTCGACGATACGGTCGTCTCGTGGAGTTCAAGTGTCCAATGAGCCGCGCCATGAAGGACGAAATCCCACCGGGTTATGTCCACCAGATGCAGATGCAAATGGAGTGCACCGGCATTGACGAATGTGAGTATGTCGAGTTCCGCTTCAAGCAGGTCAACTTCTCAGAGTGGACAAAGAGCACGGAGACCAAGGGTTACTTCACAGTCTACGATTCGGGAAAGGTTGTCTACGATGTCGCGGATCATTCCGACGATGGGCAAGTCATCTACTGGATTCTGAGTTCCATTAAGAAGGACTTTGTGCGACGGAATCCGAACTGGCTATCGTCTCACTTCGAAGGACTGAAGGCGTTCTGGAGCGAGGTTCTAGTTCACCGCGCAAACAGTACGCGTCCAGAACTTACACAGAAACCTTCGTTGGACTTGTAATGTCGTGGTGGGCGGGGCACATGAGCGTATGCAAAAAAGGGGGACCCCTCGAAAATTTTATCAAATCGCTTGCTCCTGAAGCCGTCATTGTTGAGGCGGACGGTATGGTGGTTTCGGGACCGGGACTCCCCAACGAACATGAGTATCCCGAAGCACCGATCGTCTGTATGCTGTGTACACGCGTTCCCAAACCCAATATGCTTCTTATGCCCCTCGATGATGCGACGTTTTTATTTGGTCTCAATCTCAGAGGTCCGGAATGGAATCGACGACTTCCAATTGCATTCTGGCGCGGCGGGGCAAGTGGATTCGAAGTTCCGAGTACACGTGTTCGTGTTGTCGAAACCCTTATCGATCACCCAAACGCCGACGTCAAGATCACTCCATGGTACAATTGGGAAGATGGCAAGAACATCCCGCCTCAGTTTTTTGGCAATCGATGTGAGATCGCAACCCATCTCTACTACAAATACATTCTGATCGTGGACGGTAATTGTATTGCGTCAAGTCATCAGTGGGTTTTCGGTTCAGGATCCGTTCCCATTATGGTTACGCATCCCGACAACGATTACTGGTTCAAGCGTTACTTGAAACCGATGGTTCACTATGTTCCAATTCAGTACGACCTTTCAGATCTCGCGGAGAAGATCACATGGCTTGTGGAACACGACGACGAGGCTAAAAAGATCGCAGACAACGCGATGGCTTTTTCAAAGCTGTTCTTTTCCCCCGAGTTTCAGAGGAATCATCTTATCGCGGAGATCGGGCGAATTAGGCAATGTATGAACGGTACTGGTTCACCTGAAAAGGCGTCTCCACTCCCTGAATGGGACCCGTTGAAAATGGCGCCGGGTCCGAGTGGTTAGTACGCTGGGCGTAGGACGAGTCCTCTGTGGCAACTGTCTTCCGAACCTGCGTCTTGTCGAGGAACTCGGGCTGGAACTTTTCCTGGACAGAAAGCCGAGTGACCAGATAAATCGCGACTAACGCGAGAGCAAACCAGATGTACGCACTCATTGTTGAACCGCACGAAAAAACGAACGACTTACAATCTCGTGGAAAGAAGTAACAAGATGGAAGAGCGTGCCCTTGACCAACTGCGTGTGATTCTGGAGCGCCAGGGCGTGAAGTCCGAGCGGATTGAATCCCAGGAAAATACGGAGAAGTACCTCAGTGTCAAGATTGGTGACCGGAAAGTCATTCTGAGTCGAAAGCAGAAGATCGTGGAAAAGGACATCGTGGCGTGGCTTGAAACCGAGTCACCGTTCGTCCTCATCACGCAGACCAAGCCGTCCCAGAACATTGAGCAGGCGATTCGCACATATCTCGCGAAGGGATCCATCCAGCTGTACTTCCACCTCCGCGAACTCCAGTTCGATGTCACTCAGCACCGAATGTTCCCTCCACACTTCCTGTTCAACGACATCTTCAAGAAGGCGCATCCGGAAATTGTGGAGAAGTTCGAGCGCTTCCGCATGAAGAATCCCGAGGAGGAGCTTCCGCGCATCGACTGCATGGACATCGGGGCACGCCTAGTTGGAGCCAAGTCGGGTGAGATCGTCTACATTCAGCGGTACAGTGACACGGGAGGCTATGTGCCGTATTGGCGCCGTGTTGTGACTGACGCAAATGTTGACCAGTAACAATGAGTAGCACGGACATCAACGCGATGTTTCAGACGTTTCGAGATGCGCAGGTCCGGTACAAGTCAACTGGAAACACGCAACAGAAACCGGCTGCGGACACGGCACGAAATGCGATTGAACAGTACATTGCGAATCTGCAGCGTACGGTTCAACAGCGTGAAGCCGAATTCAAAAGCTACACAGAGAGTCGAGTTGGAACAGGAAATGAAGTCGACCAGATTGCGAGCGAGGCTCGCCAGGTTCGGCAGAATACGAACAGGATCGCTGGACAATATCTCGTTGCCCAAAGCCAGAACCAGCCTATTCCAATTGACTGGTCAAGGTATTACGTGAAATTCGCCGTACTCGGCGGTCTCGTGGTCGCGGCGGTCGCGGGGGCGTTCGTGCGATGAGAGAACATCATAATAATGAGCATCGCCAGTGCGAGTACAAGCAGAGCAATCATCAGTATGCTTACGGAGCCACCACTTTTAACCTGTTCAAATTCGCGGATTCTGCGCAAGGTTTCCACCTTATCAGAATTCTCGGAAAGGATGCTGTATTGCTGTTCCAGTTGGTTGAGGGTTGCTGTGAGCTCCCGGTTCACGGACGCGATGTCGTCTGTCTGGATCGTGGAAAGAGCATCGATGGTCTGCTCGAGGAGCGCGAAGAGTTCGCGGTTCATGGTTCGAAGCTTGGTGATGTCTGCGTCGGTGGGAGTCGTCGAGCGAGACGCAGAGATGACGAGAGCGTCGTAGGCTGCCTTTTTGGTGTCAAACTCGGTCTTCAGGCGGATGTATAGACCCGCGGCTGGCGCCGCCGATCCCGCGATCGTCCCAGAGGTCGTCCCGGTGGTCGTGCCCGTCCCGGTGGTTGTACCAGTGGTTGTACCCGCGGTTGTCCCTGTGGTTGACCCTGTGGTCGTACCCGTGCCCGTAGTCGTGCCTGTCCCGGTGGTTGTCCCTGTGGTTGTACCCGTCCCGGTGGTCGTCCCAGTGGTCGTGCCTGTCCCTGTGGTCGTACCTGTGGTCGTACCCGTCCCTGTGGTCGTACCCGTGGTCGTGCCTGTTCCGGTGGTCGTGGTCGTGCCGGTTGGGGTTCCCGCCGGTTGATCTTTGTAATAAGCCTTCAGAACCTCTTTCGATATATCCTTTCGTCTGTCGGTGGTATACGATTGACCGGTGACCCAGCTATTGATTTGACTACTGGAGACCTTTTCGGTAGCCGCCGCATAGATTGGGAAGAACGCTGAAACCGTTTCAGCCGCTAGGTTCTTTCCCGCATCTTCTGTCTGCGTCCCTCCGGCTTCTGTTCTAAAATTAGTCTTGGTTTGGTTGTCTAGCAAAGCCCAGATTCGGTCTTTCTCAGCCTGGTCATACGGAGGGGCTTTGATTGTAGTCGTTGCCACAAGCCCCTCACGCGTTCGACCCACAACAAGCAAGAAAACTGCGATAACGCCTAACACCACGATCGAATACATTACTTCTCTCCCATAAACAAAATGAAGTCATTCTTCGAAATTGATACTCCTCGACACACCCCGCTGAACACTACTGCGGGTGATTACACTCGCTACGTGCGACTGATGGCAACGGTCGCCCCGTACATCCAGCCGGGTCAGGTTCTTTCTGCGCCGACTCTGGGCTGGAAGTCCAACGAACTGAATGCACAGGCTCGGTTGATTGCCCCGATCTACGGAAAGCTTAACACTTTTATACCGAACCGTAGATAAATGGATCAGGTTACTCAGACCGCGTCCGGTGTCGACAAACTCAATACATTGATTCGGAATCAGGAGCGGAAGTTCAACGAGTCTAGCCGGCTTCTGCGCGATGCGAACGAACGACTGAAGAAGAAACGCAAGCCCGTTCAACCTAGCGGAGAGCTGGAAAAGGAGCAGTCTCGCATTCGTCAGATCGTTGCCAAGAACGCACTTTTTATTCAAATCGTCCTCTTTCTCGTGTTCCTCTGTATTGTAGCCTACCTGCTCCTTCCCCTGAACGTCGCCAACTATACAGCTCTCGCGATTCTCTCGGTAGCTGTGATCTATAGAATCTTTTTCGTTCAGTAGACAATGAGTACGAATAGAGAGCAGTCATCGGCTGCCGGTGCTCCCCGATGCCCAACAGGGTGGAGAACTTCCGCACAGAACTCACAGGAATGCTTTCCTGTGTGTCCTGCCGGTTACACATTCAAGAACCCCGGAACCGGAATCATGGCGAATGGTCAGGTGGATCCAAACCCGAGCTGTGTATTGAACACGAAGGAGGAGTACTATGTTGTGACTCCGAACGTCAATATTAACAGCGCGGGTTCAGACTTCCAAACGGCTCAGGCAGAGTTTGACGGGAAGATCGCGGCACTGAATGTTCGGATTGGTCGAGACAATCTGGTCAAAAACGCCCAACAAACGCTGTTCGATGCAGAGAACGCCCGCGACAGCAATCCTGATGGGTACCAACAGGCGCGCGTCAGTTACTACACCCTTCTCCAGGGCAATGGGTGGCTGACTACCGAGGAGCGGCGCGTGCGGAACGCAGTTGAGCAAGACGTACAAGGATATCAAGAGCGAATCCTATCTCTTTCAAAGCGACTGGATGCCCAGAGCCAGTACAGCGATATCGTCCGCAACACTTCGGAACGAGTTCTTCAGGCAAAGGATGATCTTCAGTTTATGGTTGACAGCTTCTCGGAACAACTTGACAAGATCAACGTGCAGAAAGAGAAGCAGGTTCGCGAAGCGAGTGAGCGTGTCCTAAGCTCGTTCGAATGGATTGACGTTGCTCTGAACTGGGCGATCGTCATCACACTGCTTTTTGCCATTGGAATCGTTGGTTACCGTTTGTACCAGAAGTATCAGTACTTCTACGGAAAACAAACCGTGGGAGAGCTAGGAGTGTAGTTTCAATGGAGAACGTCTGTCGAATCTGCTACGAACCCGGTGCGCCGCGAAACAGCCTGGTGTCTCCCTGCAATTGCAGGGGGTCGGGTGCTCATATTCACGAGCTCTGTCTGGACCGTTATCTGGAATACTACCCCGATGGAACCTGTCGAGTGTGTCTTGTCAAGATGCGAGTGCAAGTGAATGCCGAACCCGGACCTGCCCTCGCCGCCCTCATGCTCTCGGTGATCATTCTGAACAATGCCGCAATTCCATTGGTTGTCAAGTTCAGCTTCCTCATCGCAACGGGAGTTCTCGTTCGCGGTCTTGGAATGGCGGGTCTTCTCTCTATGCGCTTCCTGCTCGTCCTAGGTGGAATGACGGTCATGCTCTTCGCTGCTCAGCACGACATTCATAGTCTCATCGCGATCAACATGATGTCCCTTCTTGTCGGGACTCTCATGACACTCGGTCTCTATGTCGAAATGGAAGGCGTCATGGCATGCGCAGTCGCAGCCGTTGCCTATGTCTACGCGGTCTTCATGGTTCTGCGCATTCTCTTCGAGATGGACGTCTGGACGAACATCGCAGCCATGAACACCATCTTCATGGCATGGTACATCTGGTATATGTCGCGTCAGCCACTGTTCGCTCCTGTTCCTATCTAACATCAATGGAGGTAATCGACCCTCGAACCGTTGCGGATTTCCAGAAAACAACCTTCTGCGGACACCAACGACCCACCGTTGTGAAGGTTCTAAATCAGAACATCCAGATGGGACACGCCGACTACGCGTGTTACTGGTCTCTCGAGCTCCTGTGCTCGGGACTTGTTCATACTCTCTGGATGGCTCTTTTCCAATCGGCAGCGCAGCACATCAATCGTGCTCAGCCCAACGTCTTTTTGTATTTGGCAGAGTCGTACGAGCAGTACGCCCCGCTTGAACACAAGTATTCGATCGCAGACATGGTCAACATTCGAAACAACCCCGACGTCCGCCGCATGGTCTGCGAAGTAGCTGCCGTTCTGGCATCGTGTCGCAAAAACAAACTCCCGACACTTCCGACCATCAAACCCGCGCACGACTTCGAACAGGTCACCATTCAGGAATCGATGAAGGCGCCATCGGCGATTTTCGGAAAGCTTGTCCTGCGCCGAGACGACCCCCTTGCTGTCGCGGTCCCGATCAATGAGATCTGTTACTGCCTCCGCCCCGATGTGCGCGATTCCACCAAGGTCTTCTACTGGACGGCGTGGATCTACGCGTACTGCCGAGAGCATAAGAAGCAGACTAAGGAAGCGCTTGTCTTTTCCAACCGCGCCGACGATCACGTTGCAGACGCCCATGGACGGCACGTGGTCTGGATCCTCTGGGACTGCGTTCGAAAGCAGGCACAGGTCCATGCACGGACGCATGTCGACGCGCTCTACAAGATGTACTGCCTGCGATGGGGTCCCGGAGATGCCAAGTCGCGCCAGGCTCTTCTGTCAACTGCGATTCTCCTTGTCTGCGAGGGGGTCACTCTTGACACCACTCCTGTCACTGGACAGACTCTCGCGGTCTCCAATGTGCTTGCCGGAATCCCCGGATGGATTGATGCCATCACCCGAACGCAGAAGAGTTTTTCTGCCTAAAAAGATATACAAATGAAGCTCGCTCTCCCTGGTTTCGGCGGCAAGTATGGCGCGGTTCTGAAGGCGGCGCTGCTGTTCTTTATCGTCGCGAACCCGATGACCTACCAGCTGGTGGATGCCCTCCTGGGTCCGCTGGTCGGTCGCATCGCGGGTCCGGGCGGCGCGCCCACGACGCTGGGTCTGATCGTTCACTCCCTGGTGTACGGTCTGGTGTCGGTCTATGTTCTCTAAACGAATCTAAGACCATCTAACTATCCAAACAGTATATAGAATGTTCATCCCCGAGATCTCTGCGTCGAAGGTTGCCGGTCTGATTGGGCTTCACAAGTTCCAGAAGCCGGCAGAGGTTGCGTACAGTCTTCTCCTCAAGGACACGTCTGCAAAGACAGCCATCGCCCAGATTGAAGCGGCGCATCAGCGTCAGTCCTTCAATGTGGTCGCCAACAAGCTGACTCGAGAGCAGCCCATTCTGGATATCATCTCGGAGGGTCTTCGGCAGTGCCGCACTACCAACAACGTCCAGTCTGTTCTGCGGAACGTCGAGGACCAGGCGAACATCATCTTCGACCTGCGATTTGATCAGTTCGAGCCCGATGTGCGGGCGCGCCTCATCGACGAGGTCAAGGGCAAGGTGTCTCGTAGGCGCGGTCTTGACAATGAGGACTCTATCCTCAACCAGTACGAGACTCAGCGCGATGTCAAGGTGACAGAGCGGAACACCAAGACCATCAAGAAGGCGTTTGATACCTTCAAGCTGGTAGGTCGCTGCGATGGATATGTCGCCGCCGAAAGCCGCATCGTGGATTCAAAGGACCGCACTCGCGTCTGGCCGAACGTCCCACTGTACGACGAGATCCAACTGCGGTGCTACATGAACATGTATGATGCGCGCGAGGCAGAGCTGATCGAGCGGTTCCCCGATGGCAATGTTCGGCACACCAAGTTCCTCAATGATCCCAAGAAGTGGGAAACCATTGAGAGTGCCGTAACACTGGCGGTTGCGAAGTTGAATATGGCACTGAATGACGAGGAGGAGCTAAAACGAATTGTCTTTGAGAACACGGTTGCTATCAATACAAATGCGAGTGCGAATCCTCTCCGAGCCGCCGGCGCAGCTTCCCCCGCCAGTGTCGACCTATGAAACCCAGTACATCTACACCGGAATGGGTTGGTTCAATTCTGTCAAGAAAACTCTCTGCAAGCTAGTGGAGAGAGATGGCATGCTGTTCTACAATGAGGCTCCCTGGAACGGCTCGGTCCTCTCCCGCGGGTATCACTCGGAGCTTGTCCGCGTGACATTGTACAGAGAATCCCCGCGTCTATGGAAAGAGGAGACCTCCCCTCACCAACAACACTTCTTCGAGGAAATCCGCTGAATGGGGAACTTGGAGGCTAATTTCGCAGCCGCGATCACGATGGGAATTACTGTGTCAATTGTATGCAGTATTTTCTCCTTTTCTTCGGCAGGAACACTGGACTCCTTCAAGGCGAACTTCAGCGTCTTGAGAAGAACGTCGAGCTTTTCGGGACCTTTCAGTTCAGGAAACTGCTGAAGTTCTCGAGCAGCATCGAGCACCGTAGGAATGAGATTTTCCCAGTTGATGCGTCCCTTGATGAGCCGATAGAGGGAATCAATACGAGCATCGAGGACTGCGTCTGCCATAGCTGTTTGTTCTTATAGGGACCAAACAAACCATGGAGGTTACGCAGTTCCTCAGTCTCGCGCTATCGAGTCTGGTGGTGATTGTCATTCTTCATTTTGTGGTATTCTGGGTCGTCAAGACCATGTATCCGCCTCAGGCGGTGGCACCTTTACCTGTTCCGGTTACAATGCCTGTGCCTGCTGTGCCAGTTTTCACAGAACCGCCTCCTGTGAAACAAGATGTCGACCGCGTCGTTGTACCAACGTATGAGACGCCTGTACCCGTGGAAACCCCTAGTCAAGAAGAGCCCCGTCGAGGACCGCCACCGCCTGAGGAAACCTCAATTCGACGGAAGGCCGGGATGGATACTCCTAACGCAGGATAGTGAAGGCACAGCACAGGCACTGTTTGTAGACAAGTCCGAGAAGCCCGAATCGGTTTCCATCATATTGGACGAGCGGGTCTTCTCGGACACGGTCATTCGCGCCGTACGTCTTTCCAAGGACGTCTTTGTGGTGTATGATCTGAAAACGTTGAATGGGGTTTCCGTATTTGAGACGCAGAACTACGAGCGTCGCCAAGAGACCTTGCGAGGCATCTTGGAGATGTTCCATCATCCGGACTTGACTGCGTTGATTCTTCCCGAGGATGCTCCTGCAAGTGCGATCCTTCGAGGGTATGAGCATTATGATGACCAACCCGGAACGCTAGGGGCTTTTCTTCCCGTAGAGGAATAAATGGCTCAGTGTGGTGCTCCTATGACAGCGGGTCGTCGTCGCAAGGGTCGCAAGACTCGTAAGCACCGCGGTGGTGCGATGTTCGGATTCAACCAGGGTCCGGCAATTGGCGTGGGCGCGGCTTCGGTGAACGCGGTGGACAACACCCAGTTCTACAACTCGGAGACGGGGCAGCCTCGTACGGGCGGGCGGCGGAAGTCCCGCAAGTCCCGGAAGAGTGGGCGCAAGTCCCGCAAGCAGCGGGGCGGTGCGTCCCAGGTGAGCATGGGTACCACCTATGCGTCATTCACGGGCACGGGCGAGCGCGGGATTGCGAACTATGAGCAGGGTGTTGTTCAGGGGAACAAGTTCTGAGTTCGCACAACCGCATCTGCCCAGACATACGGCATATAGGTCGTATCATTCGTGACAATAAATGGACCCCCGACCATCATTGCGCGAAGATACATGTTCTGCATCTCCATTCGTAGTTCATGGTACTGAATCCATTCGTACCATGCCTTGACAACGGTCATGGTTGAGGAAAGAATCGCAATCCAGTCGATCTCTCCCATCAAGATCGTAAAAAGGCTTATCATGGGTATGAAGATCATATCCACGATACGTCTTGTTTTTCCCTCCATCGTCCGAGGGTCGCAAACCTTGCGCAGCTGAATGTATTCCTCCGCGGTCTTGAACGGGTTCTTAAACATTCTCCTCGATTGTTATTCCGTCTCCTGGAAAATCGAGTTGTTTGAACGTTTTGT